TCGCTGAAATCAAAAAATCCTTATACAAAGGTGGAACTTGATTTTATAAATATCAATATTTCATAACGGACTAAATATTATGAGTGACATAGATTCATTATTAGAAATTTCTTTCAGCCAAGCTGATGATTTTCTCAAAATTAAAGAAACATTAACAAGGATTGGTGTGGCATCTCGAAAAGATAATAAACTTTATCAATCTTGCCATATCCTTCATAAACAAAATAAATACTACATTGTGCATTTTAAAGAATTGTTTAAACTTGATGGTAAGCCCACAGATATATCAGACAATGATCTCGAGAGAAGGAATGCTATAGCTAAATTATTATCAGATTGGGGTCTCTTAAAAATTAAACATGAACTAGGAAATTTAGCACCAATGAACCAAATTAAGGTTATTTCTCACAAAGATAAAGATAACTGGGAATTAATAGCGAAATATAATATAGGAGGAATTAAATGAGCGTTGAGATTTTAAGATTGAGAAGTGGTGAAGATATTTTATGTGATGTTATTACTGAAATCGATGGTAAGTATGTGGTGGAAAATCCTGCAGTAGTTATGCCGGTTGGTAGAAATGATGATGGTGCAATGCAAATGGCATTATCTCCGTGGATGCCGTATTCAACAAATATAGAATTCACAATTCCCGAAGATTTTGTTGTAACTTCTGCCAAACCAACAGAAGATATCCTTTCTTCTTATTCGAATATGTATTCTAAAATATACGCTCCAAAATCACAAATTCTGTCATAAAGTTTACAATTCCCAGAATTTAATATATAATATTACTATGATCTACAAATTGAGGGTTCTTCATGAATTGTTTTTATACGAATACTATTCAGCAAAATGGGATGATTTATACCAGAGGGTATGATTCTGGTAAACAATATTTCCGAAAAATAAGATACAAGCCATCTCTTTGGATTGAGGGAGAAGGATCATATAAAGATCTAAGTGGGGAAAAATCTTTAATAAAAAAAGAATTTAAAACCATTAAGAAATCCCGTGAGTATTTTAATCAATTCAAAGACGTATTCCCCGTATATGGGGATTTCCCAAATCAGTACAAATATATAGCTGAGAATTGGGTAGATGATATCGAATTTAATGCCGAAGATATCCGTGTACTTAATTTCGATATCGAAACCATGCAACCACCAGAGGGTGGATTTCCATATCCAGAAAAGGCTAATGGCGAAATCAATGCCATTACCATCGAATATAATGGAGATTATTTTACATTTGGTACAGGGGATTATACCTCAAAAAAAGATAATTCTAAATATATTAAATGCGAAGATGAAAAGGATCTCTTAACAAAGTTTGTAAACCTTTGGGAATTTATTAAACCTGATGTTATAACTGGATGGAATATTGAATTCTTTGATGTTCCGTATATTGTTAATAGGATATCAAAAATTATCTCTTTCAGTTTTGCTCAAAAATTAAGCCCTTGGGGAGTTATAAGAGAAAAAAGAGTTAATACCTCTTTTGGTAGAGAACAACAAACCTATGATATACTTGGTATATCTAATCTGGATTATGTCTCCCTATATAAAAAATTTACATTTGTAAATAGAGAATCATATTCCCTTAATAACATATCGTTCGAAGAACTCGGGGAAAAGAAACTCGATTATTCTGAATATGAAAACCTTTTTAATCTATATGAGAAAAATTATGAACTCTTCATAGATTATAATATTAAGGATACAGAATTAGTCCGAAGACTTGATGATAAACTCAAACTCCTGGATTTGGTTTACATGATGACATATAAAGCTAAATCTAATTATGTAGATGTTCTTGGGACATTAAAGGTTTGGGACGTAATATGCTATAATCATCTTATAAAGAAAAACATTGTTGTTGGATCTAATAAGGAATCTGAGTTCCGGGATTTTGTTGGTGGATATGTTAAAGAAACCCAAACAGGAAGACATTCTTGGGTAATGTCATTTGACCTTGCTTCCCTGTATCCGCATTTGATTATGCAGTATAATATTTCACCCGAAACCATTCAATCCCGTATTCCTAATGTGTCAATTGATTCTATGTTGGATAAAACTAACGTATTTGATTTAACAAATTACACTATAACCCCAAACGGAATGACATATTCTACTAAAGTCCGGGGATTTATTCCAGAATTAATGGATCAATTTTTCACAACAAGAAAAACGGTAAAGACTAAAATGATCCTGGCTCAAAAGGAGGGAAACAAAGATCTCGAAGAGAAACTTTACGTTGAGCAAATGGCTCTTAAAATTCTTCTTAATTCTTTATATGGTGCTCTTGGGAATAAATATTTTCGTCACTTTGATGTTAATATGGCAGAATCCATTACAACAGCAGGGCAATTAAGTATTCGATGGATCGAACGTACTATTAATAAATACATGAACAAAATAATGTTAACCGATGAGGTTGATTATATAATTGCTTCTGATACTGATTCGGTTTATGTAACATTCGATGCACTTGTTTCAAAATTATTTGAATCAACCAGGACTGTTGAGGAGAAAGTTAATTTTCTTGATGTAATAGGATCTAATCAATTCAGAAAATTAATCGATGAATCATATCAAGAGCTTGCAGATTATACTAACGCCTATGATCAGAAGATGTTCATGGATAGAGAGGCGATTGCAGATTCTACTGTATTCTTTGCTAAAAAACGTTACATCATGAATGTCATTGATAATGAAGGGGTTAGATATAAAACCCCCAAAATTAAAATGATGGGTATTGAAGCTATTAAAAGTTCGACTCCACCCATATGTCGAACAGCTCTTAAAGAATTTATTAAAATAATTTTAAATGGTACAGAGAAGGAGGCACAGGAATACTATTCCAATTTTAAAGTTGAATTTGCAAAGGCTGATTACATAGATATTGCATTCCCTAGGACTGCTAATAATATAGATAAATTTTGTGATAATACTACATTATTTAAAAAAGGAACCCCTATACATGTTCGTGGTTCGATATTATATAATGAATATGTAAGAGTACTTGGGTTAGATTCTAAATATGAATATATAGAGAACGGGACTAAAATTAAATTTTGTTATCTTAAAATGCCCAATCCTATAAAATCTAACGTAATTTCTGTTCCTTCTGTTCTTCCGAGGGAACTCGAGTTATCAGAATATATAGACTATGATCTTCAATTCGAGAAAGCATTTTTAATGCCAGTTGATAATATGTTAAAAATTATCAACTGGGCACCAGAAAAACGAAATACATTGGAGGAATTTTTTACATGAATTTACAAGGGATGAAAGATCTAGATGCAGAAAAGAAATTACAAGAGAAACGAGAGGAACTAGAAAGAACCTTTTTCGAAAAATGGGGTACTAGAATAGGAGATATCGTTTCATTAAAATATGATGAGCTCTATCAATTTAAAAGTTCGGAACAAGCTAAAATAGCAGAGATTGTTTCTGCAGAACTTGTCCGTCTGGTATTTAAATCTGGGGGAGGTGGAACGTGGCATATACAGAATCTTAAATTAGCGGGTGGTAATATTAAATGAGTTTACTTGAAAGAATGAAATCGACATCTAAAATAAAATTGGCATCCGTTATGTCAGAGTCTAAAGTATTAAATCAAAGTGAACCAATCTCAACTGCAGTTCCAATGATTAATGTTGCGTTATCTGGAAAATTTGATGGTGGTATTACTTCCGGACTCACTGTGATTGCAGGACCTTCTAAAAACTATAAAACCTCCTTTGGTCTTTTGATGCTCAAAGCATATCAGGACAAATTTCCTGATTCCATAACATTATTTTATGATTCTGAATTTGGATCACCTCAAGCGTATTGGGATTCATTTGGTATTGATATGAATAGAGTACTTCATATTCCTATTAAAAATATTGAAGAATTAAAATTCGATCTCATAACCCAGTTGGAGGAGATTACCTCGTCGGATAAAGTATTCGTTATGATTGATTCCATTGGCAATCTTGCATCCAAAAAGGAGCTTGATGATGCTAAAGATTCTAAGTCTGTTGCCGATATGACTAGAGCAAAACAAATGAAATCATTATTTCGTATGGCTACTCCATATCTCACACTAAATGACATTCCTCTAATTGCGGTTAATCATACATACGAAACACAGGAGATGTTTTCGAAGCAGGTAGTTTCTGGTGGTACTGGAATAACATATTCAGCAAATACAGTTTGGATCATAGGTCGTCGCCAAGATAAGGTCGGTAAAGAAATTATAGGTTATGATTTTATCATTAATGTTGAGAAATCTAGATTCGTTAAAGAAAAATCTAAGATACCTATATCAGTATCATGGGAAGGTGGTATTCAAAAATATTCAGGACTCTTAGAAGTTGCAGTTGAATCCGGGTTTGTAACTAAACCCAAGGTGGGATGGTATACTCGACCCACAGTAACAGATGATAAAAATTTCAGAGAAAAAGATACTCTCAATGCAGAGTTTTGGAAACCGATTTTTGAAGATACAA